AGGTAACTTTCGATTGGAAGCCAACCCGGATTTGAAGGCATACAAGCTCTATGACGAAGTTCGTACCCGCATTCGTAATCGTTTCCAACGAATGGCCGGATTCCTGCCGGCTATTTCGATCCTATCTTCGTCAGCTCGAGACGAGTCATCGTTCACTGAGCGAGTCAAAACGGACATTGAGAAGAGCAAGAAAGAAGATCCAGACCAACGCATCTACTCTTATCCGGTTTACGTTATCAAAGCTCACACCTTGGTTCTGTCCAAGAGATGGTTCAAAGTCGTCCACGGTTTGAAGAATGTTGATCCGTTCGTGCTGAAAGGATGGTACGAGAAAGACGGCACGCCGATCAACGTGGACGAGGTTGTCCATGAACAGCCACCTTCTGGGGCTAAGATCGAGCTCGTTCCTGAGAACTACGTTGCCGACTTCAATCGAAATGTCAAAAACGCTCTTCAAAACGTTTCCGGTATTTCCACCGGAGGATCATTCAGATTTCTCGGTAACCAAGTAGACCTTGAAAAAGCCATCGAAGCAGGTGAAGCTCACGGTGTCGTTGCACCTCACACAATCCTGTCTCTGCCAATTTCAGAAGAAGACAAGGTGAACGTTTGGGACTATTTGAATCCGAAACTGTTTCTCACAAAACAGATGAGCCGGTTTCAACCGATTCGAGATCCGTTTGCCGCCCGCTATTGCCACATCGACTTGGCGACCAGAACCCAAGCCGGTCTTTCCATCTGCCACATCGCCGGTCGACATCTTGTACAGGGACTCGTACGGGATGGCGGTGAAGTGTTTGATGAGTACCGAGTAGTCGTCGAATACGACTTCATCCTGTCGATCATTGCAGGTAAAACCAAACCGATTTCGATCATGAAAGTCGTCAACCTCTTGTTTTGGTTGAGAGACGTTTGTGGTTACCGGTTTGCGTTGATCACAGCTGACCAATTTCAGTCAGCATTGCCGTTGCAGCTTTTGGAAAACAAAGGTTTCAAAGTGGCAAATCTTTCGGTCGATCGTTCAAAGAAACCGTATGAGGCGTGGAGATCCGGTTTTGAGGAACGGCGTATCAGAATGTTTCGTCATGCTGTCCTCATGCAGGAAGCAGAAAATCTGGTTGATCTCGGCGACAAAGTCGACCATTTGCCGGATCAGAGCAAGGACGTTTGTGACTCGGCCGCTGGTTGTTATTATTCTGCAATCACGTTCAAAGACGATCGAGTGACCAATTCAGCCCATGGTGCATCACCATCGATCTACACCAATCTCAACAACGATGATGGAGAACCTCCACCCGTACAAGTCGTTGATTTGAACCAGTATAGGAAACCGACAAAATCTTTCACGGTTTAAGAATTATTTTGTTTACATTTTCTCCTTAAACGTATTTGGTCGGTGCATGGACCAAGCTGTGCTCGATAAACTAGTCGCCGATGCGCTTGACATAGCGGTCGGAGAAAACGGCTATGACAACTTGAAAGAAATGGCTTCGTCCGAAATTGCCGTGGACCTGTTGGAACATGATGATGGCATTTACAAATATCTTTTTTCGATAAAACCAGTCCACGAACTTGAAGAAGTTCTTGGCTACATTGAGAAATCCGTGACCAAATACCGCGTGGAACACGTGTGGCAAATTCTCTAATGAACATCGATCTCGACGATCTCTTTCGGGTGTATAGCTCAATTGGTAGAGCGAAGGTCTCTAGAACCTTTGGTTGTGGGTTCGATTCCCATTGCACCCTCCAAATTTCATGGAACTATTAATCGCAGACCTGATCAAGAAATTCAACACGATCGCCGCAAAGAACGGGGACCGTTTCGCCTTCAAGGCAGAAATGGAAATCCAAAAGGGCGCACTCGTCTACAACTTTGTCATCACCGAAACCTCAGAGAATCAAGTGATCACCGCCCAAAAAGGCAACACTCTTCTCGAATCGCTTCAGCTCGCCGACCAAGGCCTGGCCGAGGCGTTGAAACCGTGGGGGTATTCGGTATAAATTTGTCTGGTCGCCGTCCCAAGATGCACTTCAGCGCCTAGCGCTGATTGGCCCGCTCTTGAGCTGAGAAGCTGATCGGAGTGTGCGACCAGACATCTATCTTCAATGAGAAAACTGAGTAAAGTAAAGCAGTGCCAGTTGAACGACGAAATGAGGCATGTTGCTGCCCTTTACTTTGATTTAAATGTAGTTCAACGCAGTGTCTTTGGCACGCTAGTCGTTGAAGGGCACACGGTCAAAATCGCTTCTTGGGAAGAAGATCATCACAATGGCGACATCGACCATTACAAAGAACGAGACCCAAAACCTGGCGAACTGAAAGGCTGGATTCCCGAGCTTGAGAGACTCTTCAAGGTCAATGCTTGGGAACGAGCCAAGCGAAAGATGGAAGATCAAGCTCTCGCCGATTTCTACGACCGAAACCTAATCCCTCATTCCGAGTAATTAATCTCATGCACGAACGCGTCATCAACACCGGGTTGACTGGTCCTACCAACAAAGACATTCTCGACTCTGTCATGGGACAGCTCTCAGACGGAAAGTGGGAAAACACTCCGGCGATGGCCAAATACTGGAGGAATGCCAAAGTCCAAGACCAAGGCGGCAATGTGGTTATCGTTGTCAAGGACGGATTCGGTTCTGGGTTTAACGGCAAGGACGAAACTTGGATCAGAAACTTCTTTGCAGGGAAAATCAAAGAGGTTGTGTACGATGAGCTGGACGGCAAACAGTGGAATCGACAGGATCAAACGCCGTTGGATTACTTGAGCCACGGAGAGCGTCCAGTCACCGTTTCGAACGCTTACCAAGCCTACGAGATCCTCAAAGGTCGCAACTTGAAAAACAAGTACGCCGCTCCTGCCGCTGCCAAACCCGAAGGTGCTCCGGCTGAAACTCCTCCGATGAATCCGACGGTTCAAGCTACGCCGGAATCTCTGGTCTCTCACCTTTTGGCTTACGACTAAACAAAAATAAATTCTCTTTTTTGTTTACATTACCAAATTTTCTTCCATTATCCTCCAGCATGAACAACGAATCGTAGGTCCTCACAGCTGACGAAGCTGTTTTCCACTTCAACAAGCATCATCTCGCCGATCCCGCCACGCCAACGTGGGTGATCAAGGCGAAAGGACAGACGTTCTACGTCAACCATGTCGAAGCTCAAGCTCCATGGTCCACGAAGGAAACACCTGACAACCCTCATACGAAGGGTGCTCTTAAGTTCAGGAAGGTGTCGATTTCCATTCACAACGGCGAAGCCACGATAGTTCCCATCGCCGCATGATTTTCTTAAGGCAGAGTCGCCGAACGGTGAGTCGCAAGACTCTTCAGGCCCGAACGACCGGAAGGAAGTTTGTCTATGTAGGTTCGAATCCTACCTCTGCCTCCAATTTCCAATGACCAAATCTCAAATCAAAAAGTTGAGAGCCGCAGGACGGTACGAAGGTCAGAAAGACCAGTACGAAAACGCCGTGAAACGTGCAGTGCAACGAGTCAAGCGTCGTGGTGGCAAAATTTCAGTAATCAAAAAACCAACAATGTTCCTCAAATGAATATCGCAGAACCATAGGTTAAAGTTCAAGACCAAACGCTGAGGCTCTATATGATCCTCAGAAACGACGCTGGAATGACAGCCGGCAAGATGGCAAGCCAAGCCTCTCATGCCGCCGTCCAAGCGAGTCTGCGTTGTCTGGAGATCGATCCGACACGCTTTGCAGAGTATCAAGATGGGACTTTCGGTACGAAGGTCTGTCTTACGGCAACGGAAGACCAGCTGCATCAGCTCTTTGAGCTGGCGAGCTCTCGAAACCTTCCTTGTGCACTAATTGAAGATAGCGGCCACGCCGGCTTCTTCGACGGTAAACCCACAGTCACGGCACTTGCCATCGGTCCTATCCGTCGGCACGAGATGCGTGAACTGAAAAAGCTGGAGTTGCTAAAATGACTCAGCTCTGTCTTCCTCGAGCCCCGCCTTTTCGCGAGCGCATGAGATCGCATAGTCCTTCATGGATCGGCAACAACCACCGAAGCTGCATCCTTTTCCCATATAGTCTCCGCAACAGCAAACGTCATCTTCAAAGTCCGCATATCTCTTCTCGATGTCTCGAGAAATCAAAAACCTTCTAATTCGAAAGTAAATGAACTCAACCCAAATCACCGATAGTATCAACGCTGGCATTTATTCCAAGAACACCAGCTACTCTACGCCATTTTCCAAGGGAGCTTATCTGGAATTCGTGTCTCAATGGAAAGAAACCTACGCTAAACTGTCTAAGGCCCGTAGAGCCCAAAAGCTTCTTCGCAAGAAGAAAAACCTCGACAACGAGGCACTAAAAAAGGAAGCAGTATTCGTGCTTCCTTCGGCTCTCGGCTTCGTTACGCTCAATCCGTTTAAGTGGACGGACCCGGTGGCGTTCCTGCTGGTGCTAAGGAAGCAGATGAAGCTGGAGGTTGTGAAGATCCGGCAATCGCAGCTTGCAAATCCTGCACCAACTTCGACGCCGCTTCAGGCGTGATGCCGAGAACGATAGTGGATGGTCTTCCCGGAAATGAAAGCTCAATGCATTTTTGGCCGGTCGACGACTGGGAAAAAGCATGAGTGCTCGTTTCTGTTGGGCGTACGATGACGGCTGGATACACCACGCCGTCATAAGGACCGCTTTCGCTTTCGCCGAGAAGTTTTTTGATGATGCTCATTTGTTGATAATTCGTTCAGCAATTCCGTCTGGAGAAACTGTGAGAATTTCGCCAGAAGTGTCTGTGTCGAAGAAGACGTGGATCAAACCGTGCTCTCGAGAACCGGGCTCGACATAAATTCCATCCGTGCCATACTTCGCAAAATCTTCTGGTTCGATCAACCCATGCTGATGAAGGATGGAAATGACTTCTTTCGAGTCGGCCTTACCTTCGACCCAACGTTTGACAAGATCCGCCAACGCATGATTGGCAGTTTCATCGAGAAGCTTGTTGACTAAATCTTCTGGCTTCATCGACCACTAGACCAACTTGGACCAGCTTTAACAACGGTGACGTGGAAAGTCCCCTTCGGAGTGGTAACGACAAGTCCTTTGTTGCGAGTCAGCATTCCAACGTCCGCATAGGTACGGATCCTTGCGTTCTCAATGCCGTTTGCAATCGCGTCTTGAAGATCGTCTTCGAAACTCGCTTCAGGATCGTTGTGAATGCCGTCATCATCGCCGTCGTGGTCCAGTTCGTCTCCAAGATCTTCTTCGTCAGGACGAACGTGAACCTTTTCGCCGCGGATGTTCGTCGGCTCTGGTCTTGGACCAGATGGAGGAGGTGGAGCACCGGTTGAATTAACCTCGGCCTCACCGAGCATCTGGTCGACGAGCTTCTTGACGGTAGACATGGTGACCTAAATACTAGGCCTCCCAAATCACGCCAGGACATCCAGACGAAAATGCTTTGATCCAACCGAGCAGCTCGTCCACGTGATTCATGAACTGCTTGTTGTCAATCCTGTCGGCTGGTTCAAATTCGGCGACGAATTTCGGCAACTCAGCGTCCGGGTTGTTTAAAACGTCCACAAGTCGTCGCCGAAAAACGTTGTCGTCCGTCCCACAAGGTTCATACTCGTAGATGAAGAGCTCAAGAGTCGAGGCAGCTTCATCCTTGTCGGATGCTCTGGATTGTTCCCAAGTCGGTAATTTGCGAGGTGTCATGCGTGTTTTCCTGTTTCAGGGTTTAGGCCAGCAAGAGTCCAGTGCTGGCGGTAGTATGCGGCCTCTTCTTCCATCGCTTTCAGATGGTCTTTTCCTCGGACTTTGGCCCAAAATCCACAATTGATAATGCCATAGACGTCATCGCCATGGCCGAAAAGTTTAAAGCGTTTGATGAAATCCTGAACGAGAGGGGTTTCGATGTCCCACACGCTCCAGTTGTTCCGCATCACCATGTTGAATCCAAAATGAGATGTGGTTGCATCATGCGCCAAAATGAACTCTCGATCTTCCGGTTCGATTGCCTTCATCAAGGCGTCGATTGCTTCTTCGATGGTTGTTGGTACGCTGTCTTGATCAATCTTCACGCACTCCTGAGAACTTTCTTAGCCGGAGTCTTGATGAGTGTCAGAGCACGAGGACCTGCCACTTTTTTGTCATGGTGGTCAACTGGCTTGAATCTTTTCTTCGCCATGCGTTCCTGAATTTGCTCCACAGTGACCGGAGCGTAGTCCCAACTGTCTACACCCACGTCCAATTGGAGAGCGTCCAAATCATCCGGTAGTGTGCCATGACTATGGCCGAACAACTGCCAAGCTCCGTGATGGGCCTTGTTCCAGACCTTCATAGCATAATGGCAAAGCGTGACATCCTGCTTATGAGGCTTCGGCACAAAGCCAGCGTTCATAGGAGTTTTCTTGAAAAATTTCGCTTTCAACCTGTTCAAAGCAGTCCGACTCGTGGGAGCCAAGGCATTGACTTGAACGTTGATTTCCATGAAATGGTTAACTTCAAGGAGTTTCGGATGACCCAACGGCAAGTCTCCCATTTTCTTTGGGTTAAACAAATGATCGATCCGCTCGTCGTGGTTACCATGGATGAGGATGATCCTGCCATTGAGTTGGTCCAAATATGGTCCCGCCGGTCCACCACCAACTGCAAAGTCGCCGAGATGGTAAACAAGGTCGTGCGGTCCGACAACTCTATTCCAGTTTCGGATCAACGCCTTATCCATCTCTGCCGCGTTGGCAAATGGGCGCTTGCAATACTTGATGATGTTTTCGTGACCGAAATGGGTGTCACTTGTAAAAAAGATGCTCATACTAGCCTAACGTTACCAGCTTGCCTGGATTTTGTAAACAATTATTTTTCTGGTGGATTCACGAAATCGACGCTATAGATCCAGGCTTTTCGTATGAAAATTCCTTCTTCGATAACGTAGCAATCTCTTTCGACGGCAATTATTTTGCCTGAGTGCATGGACATACCAAACTGGCTAAACTGAGGAAATCGAACATGCCGCCCGATATTCCTCCTCGCCATTAAACGTCTCCACCACTTCAGCATCGAATCAAGAATATGCCCAGATTCGAACGATGCCTGTTCCTCCAACACCAGCGTTTCCAACGGCTCCGCCGC